TGCAACGCTAAGAAAACCTCAAGGGTGTGGTTCCTCTTGGGGTTTTCTTTATGGAAATCTATGCTATATTGTTTATTAAGCAATAGACCCATTAACGTGTCATTAACTTGACCTCCGCTCTGTTGGATAGCTCTGTTGCCTACTAAGTAACCAGACCCATTATTCAAACAGTTAAATCTGTTACTGCTCTGACGGAGCGTCAGTTGCTTATATACAAAGAAGCACTAACAACCCATGCTACTGCGTTGTTGGTGCTTTCTTTTATGGGTTCCAAAGTTTTACTTCACCTGTATTGTAATCATAATCTCCCTCTCGCAGTATCCTTGTAAGCCTTGCGTTCAAGATAGCATCAGCAATCGTGTAACCTTTCTTAGTGTATGTCTCCTGTACCTTAGACCATAATGCTTCTTTGGTATCAGGTGTATTGGCTAGAGTTTTTGAAGCAGTAACCATACCCATACCTTTGATACCTAGTATTCCGTCTCCTGCATCTCCTGCCAACGACATCTCAAACCAATGCCTGTTTGCTTTTTTGTTTGTAATATGTTCTATCTCGTCATCAGCTATAAGTTTGCATGGTAGTGTTCTCATATCTTTATCAACTGAAACTATTATCGGGTCTTTATACCTGCCATTGGTAGCAAGCAAACCAAGTACGTCATCTCCTTCTAGGTTTTCATAGGCAACAGTTTCATATCTTTCTTTTACTTCTTTGATAACACTCTTGAGTGCTAGTGGTTTACGTTTCCCAATCATTCCATCTTGTGTCTTGTTCACACGCACAGCAAGAATTGTAGATCAACCAATCAGCATCAATAAGTAAAGTCATAGCTAAATAAAATCCTCATATACAACAAGCCGACCTGTTTTCTGGTCGTACAATAATTTATCTACTTCTCCTGTCATACCAGTATGACGAGACTTAAGTACCTTTAGCTGTAATCTTTGTCTTTCACTAGCATCTCCTGTCTGGTTTCTTGAAGCTGACATTACAACATCTGATAGTTGAAGTAGAGAGTGACTACCTCTCAAGTCAGATGTATCAACATCTCTGCCAGACTCATGTGATTGTCCTTGTGGTCTGCGTAAGTGGCTAACCAATACAATAGCTATACCAGTAGCTTCACTTAAACTTCTAAGTTTGGTCATTATTATGTCTATTGCTTTGCGTTCATTGTCTAACTCTAAGCCAGACAAAACTATACTAATGTGGTCGAGTATGACTACCTTAACTCCATCAACAGTAGCTAAGTATCTTATCTGTTCTAGTAATACATCAGGTTCAAGACTACCAAAGTGGTTGTATAAAAAAAGATTGCGTGTTGATGTGAGGTTATCAAACGCAATCCGCAGATCATTTTTATTTATGCCATCTTCATTTAAGTGCAAAGGAATATTCAAGTCAATACCTACAAGACCTTGAAGAGTTCTTTGTACTGATTCTTCTAACCCAATGTAACCAACCTTAAGGTTTCTTTTTAAGAAGTGGTGGCATAGTTCTCTACATATCGTGGACTTACCTGCTCCACTTGCGGAAGCTACTGTAAATATCTGACTAGGAAACAAACCTTTTGTATATTCATTCAGCTTTGGAAATGGAAAGTCTGATATAGGTTTACTTGTTTCTTTGGTAAATAAATCCCAAGCGTCTGCTGCATTAATAAGAGAGTCAGGTCTTACTGGTCTTGCTTTCCATAATCTATCCTTGACTAGCTCTCCTTCTCCTAATACAAGATGATCGTTTATATCATTACGATCTAGTCTTGCTATGGCAACTTTACCCTTTGGTAAAACTTCCATACATTTTTCTGCTGCTTTTTTACCTGCGTCATCATTGTCAAAACAAATAACAATACGACAAAAAGTATCAAGCCATTTGTAGTTTGCTGCTAAATACTTAGCTGCTGATTGCACACCAGAAGGTATAGACACACAAGGAAACTTATTACCTTGTATCTGACTAGCACTCATGCAATCTATCTCTCCTTCACAAACAGTTAAAAAGACAGAACCATTACCTCCATGCTGTCGCCATAGGTGCTGACCCCATAGCTGTACCTTTGACATATCTCCTATCCAAATAAACTTCTTATCTTGAAAGCGTATATGCTGTGCAACATCATTACCTTTCTGATCTTTATATGTAGCTACCTGTACTGGTTGCCCTTTGTATTCAGACATACCATAACCAAATAGTTCTGAAGTTTCTTTTGTGATTCCACGTTTAGGTAAAGCTATAGGTGTTACCTTCAACAGCTTTGGGTTTGGTTTGTATATAGGAATAATTTTGGTGGTCACTTTTTTTTCTTTTTTATTTGGGTAGTAGGTGTAACCGCAATCCATAGTGAAACAATGTTTATGTCCATCACTAAAGACAGCACAGTTTTTCTTGCCACACTCAGGGCAAACTTCTTTAATCTTGTATTGGCTTTTCATTTAAAGTACAGTTGTGTTCTTTAAGGTTTACATCAACCCACTCTTTGCCATTGAATACTATCCACATATTTCTATGGTCATCAAATACTACACAACCTATGTCTGGGTTGGGTGGTAAAGGAAAGCTAGGCATACCATTCAGTAGGAATAAATTTATCGCAATAGAGAAACCCATGTCTCTCACACCATTTGGCATAAGAGATAGAGTTCTTTGCTTTGGTTAGTTTGGTCTTGCTATTTAGAAAACAAAACCTGATGTCTAGTTCGGGTCTTGTCTTCTTAATAACAAGATGTTTTCTTCTGTCCTCAGAGGAAAAATACCCTTTCGTTTCAACATAGAAATCATTAAGGATAAAGTCTGGTCTGTAGCTGTAACTAATTGTGTAGTCAATGCTGAAAGTTTCATAAGTAAATTTGATTTTCTTTTTGTGTAAACTGTCGGCAAAAGCAGCTTCAAACTTGCTCTTGTATTTAGAAGTCGGCTGCTGTTGACGCAGTACTTTTTTCTTCATAACTACTTGGTGGTGCTGCTTCAAAGTCTGGGCTACCTGTCCACTCAACATGATTTCTAACTATGACTTGTAAAGGTTGGCATCTAATACCGACACCATTAGCACCTGCGTCATAGCCACTACACTTCATAGACATCTGCCCTTCTGTTAAAGGACTAATTTGTTCATACTTCTTTTTTTCTTCGTCTGTCATAAGACGCAGAGGGTCTTCATTAGCCCAGAAAGTAACAGGTGGATTAGTCCATACATCACCATTTTGTTTTATACCACCAGACTTTTTACTTGCTCTAATTACAAGATAATCACCTTCAAGAAAGTAAGGCAAAGAAGGTTCACCACGTTTGTTTTTGGTAAGAGTAAACTTTCTGTCTGGATAGTGTTCTTTTAATGCAACCTTCCATCTATCAAGCAACCCTTCTAGTTGTTCAAAGATGTGTTCAACTGCATCAACTTCTCTACCCATTTCATCTTTCATCATTATGCCTTTTTTGATAAGACATTCTGCTTTATATTTCTTGACACCCTTGTACTCGTCAGGGGTTACAAGATATGAATACCTAAAATTGGTAGGGTCAGGTGTGACTATCTTAATAGTCTCTGGCTTGAGTTCTTCCATGTTTGTACCTTGGTTTGGTTTCCGTTTTAATGCGTCTATAAAAGACGTTCCTTAACTATACCTCGATCTCTAGCTATGTAAATATATATGGTGCTGTCAACACATCTGTAATGTTATAGTCTCCCATATCTAGTGCCGAAGGTAACTTGCTAGTATCACTTAGTTGTTGTGTTGTTTGGTGGTATAAATTATCTAGATTGTTGTCACTATAAATGTTAAAGAAACTTTG